CCTGTTAATAATAAATCAATACCAGAATTGGGTATTCAAGATTTGATTTTCATGGAAAATCGAGATCGTCATTACGAACCCGATGTATATGTTCTACGTGGTATTTACACTATGCAAGACTTAGACTTTAATCTAAGTCAATTTGGATTATTTCTTAATAATGATACAATAATGTTATTTTTTCATTTGAGGGATACTGTAAATTCTTTAACAAGAAAAATAATGCCCGGCGATGTATTAGAGTTACCGCATCTCAAAGACGAATATGCATTAGATGATTCTTTAGTAGCATTAAAGAGATTTTATGTTGTGCAAGATGTTAGTCGTCCCGCTGCAGGATTTAGTGCTACATGGTATCCACATTTGCTACGTGCTAAATGTGTACCGTTAGTTGATACACAAGAATATAAAGAAATATTTGATGCTGATTCAGGTGCGGGCGACGGCAGCACACTTCGTGATTTGATGAGTACATACAGTAAGAGTATCGAAATTAATAATCAAATTATTGCACAAGCCGAAGCTGATGCACCTCAAAGCGGATATGACACTAGTTCATTCTATGTATTGCCTACTAAGGATTCTGGACTATTAGATGTTGCAGATGCTTCTAGTGACGAAGAAGATGTAAGTATCGAACAAGCTGCATACGATGCAAGTATTGTATTGCACAGTCCAACTAAAGACATATACGTGGGATACTTAACAGGTGACGGGGTTCCTCCAAACGGTGCACCTTTTGGTCACGGACTTACTTTTCCGTCATCTCCGGTAGTTGGTTCTTTTTATCTTAGAACTGATTATCTGCCAAATGCATTGTTTAGATTTGACGGACATCACTGGTTAAGATTTGAAGAAAACGTGAGAATGACTATGAATAACATAGGCAATGAGGATCTTAATATTTCAGGGTATGCAAATAAACAAGTTAGAGAAACTCAAAAAACTGGATTTATTAATAATGATTCAACTGCAACTATTGCCGGCAAGGTTGTAAAACAAAAACAGGCATTGAGTAAAGCATTGAAACCAAAGGCGGACAATTAAATGGATCATTTTTACGACGGACAAATACGTAGATATCTGACACAGTTTATGAGATTAATGAGCAACTTTAGTTATAAAGATGCTAAAGGTCAATTGATTCAAATTCCAGTTCGATACGGTGACATGAATAGACAAGTCGGATCTATTCTTAAAAAGAACAGCGAAAATACAGTTCCCAGTGCACCGTTTATTGCCTGTTATATTAAAGATGTAAAATTTGATCGTGCAAGATTACAAGACCCTACATTTGTTAGTAAAGTTAATATTAGAGAACGAGATATAGATCCAGCAACCGGGGATTTGTTATTCACCCAAGGAGCAAATTATACAGTTGAACGTATAATGCCAAGTCCATATGTTGTTACATTTGCAGCAGATGTCTGGACAACTAATACAGAAATGAAGTTGCAAATATTTGAGCAACTAGCTGTTTTATTCAATCCCAGTTTAGATTTACAATCGACTGACAACTATATAGATTGGACTAGTTTATCTATTATTGAATTAACCGATCAAGGTGTATGGTCAAGTAGACAAATTCCTCAAGGCATTGAACAAGATATTGATATTTTAAATTTAGTTTTTAGATCTCCAATTTGGATTACTCCCCCTGCCAAGGTTAAAAAATTAGGAATTATTACAAAAATTATTTCTAATATCTTTACAGGTCCCGAAGGTGAATTTAATACATTAGAAGATAGTTATTCGAATCAAGTATTCGGAACTCCTGATTCTACGGTAGTAATAACTCCGGGAAATTTTGAATTATTAGTATTAAACAATACTGCTAAGTTAATGTTAGATAACTATAGTAATAGTGAAAAAGATGAATATGGCCAAGTAACACAATCGTGGAACACATTATTATCTTTATATCCCGGAAAATTTAGGGCAGGATTAAGTCAGTTAAGGTTGTCTAAACCAGACGGATCTGAAATTGTTGCGTATATAAGTTTAAATCCATTAGATGAAACTATTATGTCTTTAAATTTTGATAGTGATACTATTCCATCTAATACAACAATATCAGGAAGAGGCACAGTTGATGCTATTATAAATCCCGATACTTTTAATCCTACAAGTAAAGTAGCAGGTACACGTTATCTAATATTGGAAAATATTAATCTCGATTCACCTGCTTGGAAAAATTTAGACGACTCGAGTCTTGTAGCCAATGCTAACGACATTATTGAATGGGATGGAGAAGCATGGAATATTATATTTGATTCCACTCAATCTAATGATGTTATCTATGTAAGAAATGCGTATACCGGTATACAGTACAAGTGGAGTGATCAATCTTGGAGCAAGAGCTTCGAAGGTTTATATGATAGGGCTTTATGGCGCCTAGTTCTTTAAGTAAAATTGCCTGTAGTGGCGGTCTGTTTTTATCAGCAGAAACTGGTAGATTTTTATTCTTACTGCGTGATCAAGGTAAGACTGCAGGGTCTTGGGGATTTGTTGGCGGTAAAAAAGAACCATCTGATCTAACACTAGTTGATGCACTTCGCAGAGAAATTCAAGAAGAAGTAGGACATACTTCTAAAATAAAAAAAATAGTCCCATTAGAAATGTTTTTATCTAATGATGATAATTTTCAATATAATACCTATGTACTAATAGTAGATAAAGAATTTATGCCTACATTAAATTACGAGCACTGCGGTTATGCTTGGTGTAATTATGATCACTGGCCTAAGCCATTACATATGGGCGTAAAAAATAGCCTTAACAACCGAGTCGTTAAGGCTAAATTAGAGATATTGCTAGAACTAATTTAAATAGTTGTCACAACAATCACGTTATTCAGTTTGTAATGTTTGTAGTTGCTTGTTCGTTTGAACCATTATATTTTCAACTATTGGATTACTAAACTTGCGAGGGATTTCGTCCAACGCAGACACAATAACCTTAATTTCATTAAGATTTAATGTTAATGTAATATCTGGTTCTTGTGCGGCTGTGGTAGGTGTCTGTGCTGTTTGAGATTGATCTGACATTTTTTATTTTCCTGTATTAGACTTCAGTAAGTTCTGGAAGATCGACACGTGCCTTTAAAGCATTGTCTAAAGTAACTAGAGGATCTTCTCCAGATACAAATCTTGTAGTTACATTAAGATTGCCGATAGTAGCTGCAAGTGGACCCATTGGTGGGTTTGTTTGTGTTACGGTAGCTGCTTGTGTTCCGTAAATTCCGTAATTACCTGTAAGATTACCGGCAGAATCGCCGTTAAAATTTTGTAATTTAATAAAAACTGTTGCTTGAAATGTTCCTGACATTTAATTACTCCTTGTTGTAATATTCATACAATCGCCTAAACATCGCCTTTTAGTTTCTTTACTAATTTGTTTAGTTCAGGCAAATAAAGATATTGTATATGACTATTTAGTAAGATACCCACAGCATCTGCGATTGTTTCGGCTAAAGGATCGCCTGCTAAGTTTAAACTTGTATTAAAAAGAATAGGAATTCCAGTTTTTTTATAAAATTCGTTAATTAATGTATAATAGTTGGGATTATCTTCCATTGATACTGTTTGTACACGACAAGTATTATCTACATGTGTTACAGCCGGGATTAAATCTACTTTATCTTTTTTAACATCAACAGCATACATCATAAACGGACTAGCTTTTAATGTTTCCATTTCAAACCAATCATTTGCATGTTCTTCCATAACTGAGCCAGCAAAGGGCCTAAACCATTCTCTACGTTTTACTGAGTTTACTATATCTTTGCCATCGATTCTGCGAGGATCAAATAAAATACTGCGATTTCCTAATGCCCTCGGTCCTGCTTCAGCACGACCTTGAAATAATGTAACAATGTTTCCCTGGTCAATTAAATCTGCAACTGCTTCTGGAGTAGTATCGCTAATACTAATGGCACCGTTTAATTCTTTATGAATTATTTCTAATTTTGAATATTTTGGTTGCTCACTTAAATATAAAGATTTTAGTGGTCTAATTGTTTTATCTTGTGAATGTTTGTGCCAAACATATCGAGCTAAACCAATTGATGTTCCGCCATCGTGAGAAACAGGATCAACATAAAATTTAATATGTGGAAAATGTTTAATAATTTTATAATTTGCAACACAATTTAAACCATATCCGCCGGATAATACAACATTAGTTTCTCCGGATAAATCAATTGCTCGTTGAATTAATTTAATAAGTTGTTCTTCAGTTTCATTTTGAACTGCCCAAGCTAAATTTTTATCAACTTGACGGCATAATGAAAAATCATGATGCCAGTCTCTAACTCCAATAGCATTGTCCTTTAACTCTAAATAAGGATATCGAGAATCATCGATAGTTGCTGCTAAGGGATAGAATGGTACAAGAAAATTTTTATTACCTTTATCCTGAATAAAAAATTCTGGAATATTTTCATCATATTTGCCATAGGGTGCTAACCCCATTGTTTTGCCTGCTTCAATTCCAGCAAATCCAAGATAAATTGTTACTGCCTCGTATGCCTTAACAATAGTAATGGAAGGATCACATTCGTGTATTCCATTTACGTATCGTTTGTTTACTCCGTCGGAGTATCTTTTATGTAGAGGAATAAATTCACATGGATAAGAACATTTGTAAATTGATTCTGTTTCAAATCCGCCACCTATTCCTCGTCCTTGTTCATTATACCATTCTCTATGCGAACCCGATCCGTCAACAACGACAGTTACAGCAGTTTTAAATCCCGATCCATAAAATGCCGAAGAAGCATGACCTAAGTGATGCTTGGAGGTCATTATTGTAGTTTTAACATTCTTGTTAAACTTACGAACAACTGAAGAATACGGATCTTCACCTGTCCAAGATAATGTAGGTAGTTCCGTCTGTGTTCCGCCGATTACAAATTCATCAATTGGACAAATTTGAATTGCGTTTAACATTGCACGAACGGGATTTCCGTCGTGCTTTAAATGTGTGTAGCGTTCTTCTTCGCCGTAGTAAATTAATTCGCCATCAATTACTAATGCGGCTGAACCATTGTGTCCGGGATTTATTGCTAAAACAGCATATGGTTTATCCTGTTTTTTTTGAATATATGGTTTTCCCGGTTTTTTAATATCAATGATAGAAGAAGATCTCGGAACTGGAAACAACATTGTTTAATGAGTATGATTATGAGCAGGGACTAATACTTTTTTTATTAGTTTGTTTAGTTCAGGCAAATACAAATATTCTATGTGACTATTCAATAAAATATTTACAGCATCTGTAACTGTTTCAACTAACGGTTGCCCAGCTAAATTTAAACTTGTATTAAAAAGAACAGGCACTCCGGTTCTTTGATAAAATGCATCAATTAGTGCATAGTAGTTAGGATTATCTTCCATCGATACCGTTTGCACACGGCAAGTATTGTCAACGTGTGTAACTGCTGGAATTTGATCAATTTTATCTAAGTTTACATCAACCGCATACATCATAAAAGGACTTGATTCTAATGTTTCCATTTCAAACCAATCTCTTGCGTGTTCAACAAGTACTGATCCAGCAAATGGTCTAAACCATTCACGATGTTTAACTGCATTAACAATATCTTTACCGTCTTGACGTCGTGGGTCAAAAAGAATACTACGATTTCCTAATGCTCGTGGGCCACCTTCGGGTTTTCCTTGGAATAAAGCAATGATATTTCCTTGCTCAATTAACTCAGCAATATCATCGGCCGTTGTATCTTCTATAGATACTACACCTTCTAGTGTTTTTAGTAAGTGTTCTAAAATTCCATAATCTGGAACTAGTCCCAAATATAGTGATTTTAATTGTCTACTTTGGATATCACCAGAATGTTTATACCAGGCGTGTTTTGCTAAACCAATAGCAGTGCCGCCGTCGTGTGCAATTGGATCTGCATAGATGTTAAGATGCGGAAATTGTTTAACAAACTTGTAATTTGCAACACAGTTTAGTGCAAATCCGCCAGATAGTACAATATTAGTTTCTCCAGTTTCGTCTGCCGCTTTTTGAATTAATCTTGCAACTTGTTCTTCAGCTTCTTTTTGAATGTTATATGCTATATTTTTATCTTGATCTCTTACTAAAGAGAAATCACGATGCCATTCAACTGGATTTTGTGTACGTGCAAGATACGGAAATCTGTTTTCGTCAATTAATGCACCCATTGGATACTGAGGAATTAATAAATTTTTATTACCTTTATCTTGTACAAAAAACATAGGAACATCATTATCGTCAGTTCCATAAGGAGCTAATCCCATAGTTTTTCCAGCTTCGATAAATCCAAATCCTAAATATTGAGATACTGCTTCGTATGCTTTTGTAATAGTGACAGCACAGTCAAATTCGTCAACATCGTCTTTGTAATAGGGATTTGTCCCGTCTGAATATCTTTTATAAATTGGTGTAAAATCATTAGGATATGAACATTTATAAATTGATTCAGTTTCAAATCCGCCTGTTCGACGTTCACCGTCGACAGTTTTAGTATGATATGATCCACTACCGTCAATAACAATTGCCGCAGCAGTTTCAAACCCAGAGTTATAAAAGGTTGAAGCAGCGTGACCAATATGATGATGTTCCATCATAAGTGTTACTTTAACATTGGGGTTGAATTTTCTAACCATTGCGGTATAGGGATCTTCACCAGTCCATTGTAACTGAGGCAATTGTGCTACAGTTCCGCCAATTACTAGTTCGTCAATTGGACAATTCATTAAAACTTGCATCATTGCACGGAAAGGGTTACCGTCGTATTTCATACGGGAGAAGCGTTCTTCTTCTCCGTAAAATACAAGTTCACCGTCAATTACCAATGCTGCCGATCCATTATGTCCGGGATTGATAGCAAGGATAGCATATCGATTATTGCTGTTTTGTTTTGCTTCCACCAAGGTTTGGAGTTGGTCTGTTTGGGAGTCTTGGGATTGGGGTGCTGGTTTTCTTTTCGCCATTGGATGTTTTCCTCTCGATATCTATTGTAATATTATTAAAAATTTCTGTCAACTCTTTTTCACTAAATTTCATACAGTTTTCGTTTAAACGATTTGCTAACATACTATCTAAACCTGTTATTCGAATAGGACTATATTTTTTATGTGATTTATTTTCTATAATGTTAAAGTAATCAGGGTATGATGTATTGATAGGGAATGTTGATCCAAAAATAACTGTTCCTGGAATATTTAAGGAACGAGCCATGTGTTGTCCTAAACTATCGCAACCAATAAAATAATCAGATTCAGCAACAAGTGCGGCCCATTGTCTAAGATCGCAAACAAATTTAGCCGAATACTTGTCGTTTTTTAAATGATAATCTTGTTCTCCAAAAAATATGACATTGTAACGAGTTGCTAATCTCATCATTAACGAAACATAATCTGCACTACTTAAACTACGAGCTTCGTCGTCTGCAACAACACCCTTATCTTTATCAAGTACCTTTGCGCCGCGGCCAAAAGGTTGAAAAATAATTGTTTTTTGTTTTTTCTGAATACCTTTAATATCTGCAATACTCTTTTTTGCAAATGCTGTTTCGGCATTGCTTAATACTATTTTAGGCGGAGGCAAATCTGAATGATCAGTGGTTTCGTTAATCTGTTGATCAATAGCTTCTCCTAATGATAATTCTTGTTTAAAGTAACCGGGAATTCGATATGGTTCGATAGTAACTATCTCATCCATTTCTTTAACTAATGTGTCAAATATACCTTTTGTATCAATACCAAATGTTCTATCTTGTAATTCGGGAATACCCCAATACAAGTAATCCCAAGCGGGGATTAGAATATACCAATCCTCGTTTGGGTGTAATTTGGCGTATTTGAGAAATGCTGGGATTGCAGCAAGAATTCGACCGGCGCCGCCGTCGAGATAAAACAGTTTCTTCATAATTTTCCTTAGTTCAATGCTAAACACTAACTTTGATGTATTTAGTGCGTAGTTAATTGCCTTAATTAAATCGTGAAGTCCTTACTATTTCTCTAATTTCTGAAATATCCTTTTGTTGTTCTTTGATTGCTTGAATTAATAAAGGAATTAATTTTTCATAATTAACACCTTTAAATCCATCATCACGATCAATAACAGCTCGAGGCAGTACTCGTTCTACTTCTTGAGCAATAACTCCAACGTCATCTGCCCTAAAATATGTATGACCGTTTGTTGATTCTTTTGCAACAATATCGTCGTTCCACGTAAACTCAACTCCTGATATTTGATTAAGTTTATCCAATGCGCAAATAATAGGAGTAATACATTTTTTTAATCTGCAATCAGAACCATTATAAGCAACAATATTACTTGCAGAGTAGATAGTTCCAGCTGAACAGATATAGTTAGGAGTACACAAGCCACTTGCTGAACACATCCATCCACTAGAATATATATAGCCAGAGGATATGATACAATTTCCGCCACCTACGCAAATATATCCGCCTGTACAGAATCCATAACCTGCACATACCCATCCGCCTGCATACATATATCCACCGGCAATAACACAGTTACCAGAACACATATATCCCGGAGTACATATACCCGATCCAGAACATACCCATCCACCCGCATATGAATATCCATCAGCTATAACGCATCCGTTTGTGTGCATCATGTTAAGAATACATGCGCAAGAGTATGAACAGAAGTAACCTGCCGCAATAAATCCACCATTGGTACACATACAACTTGTTGAGTACATAACTGGTGATTTAAAGCACTCACCAGCACATACCATTGTACCATATGTTGGACCATCACCGTATACTGCCCACGCCCAGTAACATCCGCAATCCAATCCACCACTGGTTTGGTTTGGACCACCCCATTGTCCGTTACATCCGCCTTTGGCATATATACCAGCACCACCAGATGCGTGATAACTACCTGCTCCACCGTAGGCAACGATACCGGCACCACCACCTGCTGTATAGAAGTTTGCATCACATCCACCGCAGACAACTAGACCTGGATTACCACCTGGATAACCATAGTTAGAAGCTCCCATACCTGCACCGATTATGTTTGAATAACCGTCATATGTTGGACTGCCTCCCCAACCTCTATGTCCTCTACCACCACCTGAATAACATCCGTTACCACTTGCATATGCTTGACCCGAAGCCCAAGTAGCCCAAATTAGCGTAGGTCCGCAATGTCTTGCGCAACAAGTAAACACTGAACAAGGAGATACTACACACGCAGATGAACAAATCATACCTGGGGAACAAACACCTGCTCCAGCACACATCCAGTTGCTAGTATATAGATATCCATCGGCAATAACACATCCACTTGAGCGTATCATATTAACACCGCAGATACATGAATATGAACAGATATAACCTGCTGCAATAAATCCGCCATTGGTACATATGCAGTTAGGAAAGTATCCACAAGATCCCATTACATAATTATAACCGCAAACATACGGAGAAATTACACAATTACCGGCACATAGATATGCACCTGCATAGATACAGCATCCAGCACACATATATAATGCACTAATAGATTGTGCAGAACAGATACAATTGTAATAATAGTGTCCTGCTCCGACGTTTGTATTATTGTATACCCAAGAGCCGTTTAGTGCTCCTGTACAGTACCAATATCCTGCTGAGCAAATTAATAAATTAGTATTACCACCGTACAAACATACACCGTTTAATAGTATACGTTCAGAAGCACAAATCATTGTACCAAATACCGGACCGTCGCCATATACCGCCCAAGCACAACTATATCCGCAATCCAAACCACCACTAGTTTGGTTTGGACCACCCCACCCTCCATTACATCCGCCCTTGGCATATATACCAGCACCTCCCGATGCATGATAACTACCTGCACCGCCAAATGCAACAATACCGGCTCCGCCGCCTGCTGTATAGAAGTTTGCATCACAACCACCACAAACAACTAGACCCGGATAACCACCTGGATAACCGCCGTAAGCTGAGTTACCCATACCTGCACCAACTATGTTTGAATAGCCGTCATATCCGTATCCCCAACCTCTATGTCCTCTACCACCGCCTGTATAAGGGCAGTATGTGCAATAGTTAGGTGCATATGCCTGACCAGTATTCCAGTTAGCCCAATTTAATGTAGGTCCGCAGTGTAAAGCACAGTTAGTAATTATTAAACACGGAGAAACTAAACATGCAGATGAACAAATCATACCCGGGGAACATACACCCGATCCAGCACATAACCAGTTACTAGTATACAGATAGCCGCCTGCGATAACACAACCGTTGGTGTTTATCATATTCAAAGCACATAGACATGAATATGAACAAATATAACCAGCTGCAATAAATCCGCCGTTAGTACATGCACAAGTGGTAAAGTATCCACAGCAGCCCATTACATAATTGTAACCGCAAACATATGGAGAAATTACACAAGCCCCACCACAAACATATGGTGCATATACACAACAGTTTCCGCACAACCAATTTGCACTAAGTGCAGTTCCACCTAAACAAACGTTTGTGTAAAAATAGAATCCGCCACTTGCATTGGTATTCATATGAGCCCAAGAGCTGTTTAATGTACCAATACATGTATAATATCCGCAGGAACAAATGTGTAAGTTACCTGCCGAAACTTGGTTACCGTAAAGTGCAACGTTACCCGTTTGGAAATTAGCACCCGAACAAATTGTACTACCTGCACAGAAGGCATTTGTAGCTCGGACATTACAGTCTTTACAACCTACTGAAAAGATTAAACTGCCGGATTGGTCAGGGTGATTACTATAGAAACGTGTTCCACCGTAGTCCCAATATCCGCCGATCTTAACACCAGTATGATATCCTATAATAAGATCGGGGAAATATTCTCCGCAGCTATTTGGATATGCCCAATCTCCTGCTTGCTGATATCCAAAATTATAACTATTTGCCGCCGCATTAGAATTAGAATTTCCACTAATGCCGTATGTACAGATGCCATTTGGTGATGTATACACCCATCCGCCTGCAGCACAAATATTACATGCACATACCGAAGTAACAGCACATACAATAGGTGATGATACACAGCAACTAGTACATAGTACACCGCAGTTACTGATAGAAGTGTGATTAACACCTCGAGAAGCATCTCTATAGATCCAACCACGTGCGGTTGTATCCATAACAAAATATGTTGCGTATTCGCCACCTACTACAGATCCGTGAGCTCCCCAACCAACACCTGAGGAATTTTTAAAACCTTGCCATGAAGTTGTACCAGCGCCGTCAGTCCATAAACTAAGACCGTTTGTCATAGCGGTACTTGCATTTCCGCTAGCGTTTGTAACAACACTGCCAATTGATATAATACAGCAGTTTACGTTAAAGTTTGCACCTGGTATGCTACAGCAAGCATACAATGCACAACAAGAACAGTATGCACAAGTTGCACATCCGTTATGCATACCGTAGAAGTTAGCAGAACATATCGCAGTAATACCACAAACAACTGGTGCTATCAAACAAATACCGGCACAACTATATGCACCTGCGTAGATACAGCATCCAGCACAAATATATCCCGCTGAACAAATAACAGAAGTTGAGTAAAAGCAAGGTGCGTATAAACAACTGGACGAACATATCATTCCGGAAGCAAGAACTGCTGCAAGAGAACAAATGTTTGCACATGCGCAAAGTGCTGTACCTGAAGTTGCATAAGCATAAACGTTACAACCGTAGAAGTAACCAGATGCGTTAAAACATCCACCACAGGCACAAGCACCCGAACTTGGGAAAGAAATATTACCACCTGAACAGAAACTGCCGCCGGAACATAGGCCACCTGCTGAACAAATAGCACTTGTTGCGTAGTGACACGGTCCGTAAATACAGGTAGATGAACAAATCATACCGGTGGAGCATACACCAGAACAAGCATACATCCATCCACCGGCAGTAATTGCATTTTGACCACACATATTTCCAGCATAGTCAAAGCACCACATTACTGTTGGAAATTGGTCACATCCGCCGACACCAATAAATGCAGCACCCCAGGCACCGTTAGCAGGTCTAAATTGTCCAATTGTTAAATGCTGTCTGTATCCGTAACCAGCTAGTGTTGATACTTGGTGATATCCCGGAATAAACCAACATCCGCTATTTGACGGTGAAGTTTCTGCAATTTCAATTGCACCAAAGTTAGCACAGCATAAGCAGTTAACCGCACTCTGAGCAATAATACACACTCTACCACAACTGCATAGGAATGAACCATAAACACCATTTGCTGATTGTATACTACTGGCTGCACATATCATACTGTTTGTACAGATACCACCTTGAGCTAATATACAGCAGTTTACGTTAAAGTTTACACCGGGTACACTGCATAATGCATATAATGCACAACATGCACAATATGCACAAGTTATAGATCCGTTAAATGTACCATAGAAGTTGGCAGAACATACCGCAGTAATACCGCATACAATTGGTGAAATTAAACAAATACCAGCACAGCTATATGCACCTGCGTAGATACAACATCCAGCACAAATATATCCTGCTGAACAAATAACAGAGGTTGAATAGAAGCAAGGTGCATATAAACAAGTGGCTGAGCATATCATTGCTGAACCCATCAAACAGGTGCCCTGTATGCAACCACCGGAATACACACTTCCGCCACATAATGTACCACCTGCTATTACACAGTTTGGTACACACAAATATGAGTTACCTAAAATGCAAGTGCCTGCACACAACATACCTGCAGTTGCTACACATCCACAAGCACAGAATGATCCTGAACCATAGAAGGCTGCTTGTTGAGTCCCACAGAATAATATACCAAAACCTGCTGATGGAGTAGCACCTGAACGTAGGTTACCCATTGCCCAACAGTTACCATACCAGTCAAAGTTTAGTAATTTAACAGCACAGTTTGTAGTGTATGATGGTGCTGAAATATATATTGAGTTAGCTTCTGTTGCACAGGCTAACAATGTAGCAGAACAGCATAAACCGCCGGCATAGCAAGCATTGGTAGCACATAATGCAATACAAGAACAATATGCACAACATGCACATCCAGCTAAGAAACCGCAAATTGTTGGTGCAGATACAAAACAAGTTGCACAGAAACCTGCACCGCAACCACTAGCACCTGATCCGCAAATACATAATACGTTACTAGCTGCGGTAAACATGTTAAGCCAACCAGTGTTAGCCCAGTTTAAACAAATACCGCCACCGCAGCAATATCCACATGCTGCCAGTGTACAACCTTGTACACACGAAGTAGCACATACAACAGGTGAAATCATACAAGTGCCTGCACTTATATAATTGGCCGCACAGATGCAACAACTAGAACAAATTCCAATTACACCACAGACAATATTGCCCATTATGCAGTTGCCTGCACAAACAACCCCGCCCGTACACCAACCACTTACTGCACACCCCCAGTTTTGAGGATACACATATTGTGCAATTACGCAAGATCCCGAACTACATATCATACCTACCGAAGTAAGACACGATGCACTACATATGTTACCAGTGAGTGAACATACATATGTGCAGGAAATTATACCGCCAGACTGTGTGCAAATACACCCAAGATATGCTTGAGGCGAAACTATACATCCACCGGCACATACACAACAAGGAGTTGTTATGTTACCTCCACTAGAGCATATTAATCCACCTGCACAGATTGCTCCAGCAGCTTGTACACAAGTACCCGCACATACACAAGTTGCTGCTAAAACAGCGCCTGTGCTGCAAATACCAGCACTACAGAAAGAACCAGACGTTTTAATACCTGTAGCACAAACAGTTCCGTTAACTTGTAGTTTATCAGTACCGTTATCAGTGCCTGTGCCAATTAATACGTTTCCAGTATATTGGGCAACTTTTACTAAACCAGTATCCAAAACTTCGATGCTAGGAATACCAGAGACGTCATTTACTGAGAATATGGTTCCCGACATGGTATTAGCAACTGAGAATAATTGACCAGTCGAACCTTCAAAAGAAAGCGTACCAGAATTCTGTGGGTATGCTCTTAATGTTATATTTTGTGCAGTTGTAGAAGCATTTGCACCGGAAAATACGATCTTAGGAGTATCAGAGCTAGACCCTATATTCGGGGTGATAACTATATTTTGGTCGGTAAATGCCATTGATAATCCTTAAACTTATCGAGTATTTAGTTGAATATTAAATTCCAAAACGTCCGCGAAGCGCACAAAAATTTTGATAAACTTCGTCGTCGCTTAGTGTCCTATTGTATACAGATGCGTTATATACAGTTCCGAGATATTTGTTTAGACTACCGCTTCCTATGTTGTTGTAGTCAGTTCCTACTGTTATTTGTCCGTTAACTAACGCTATTGCCGAAGTTATTCCTGTACTTTGCGTACTTTGTAAAATTCCATTTAGGTATATTTTTGCAATACCCGTAGATTGTTTCCAAGATGCTGTTAGCATTTTATCAGTATTATCATTAATATCAACACCTACAAAAGCTTCGTAGTTTGTATTTCCGCCGCCAGCCCAGCCTAGCCAAATACCATATCTTGAGTTATTTTTGTAGTTCATCAATTTAGCACCGTACGGATAATTGATATCAGTACATATCACTGTCGAATGTGGGCCTGTTTGACCTACCCTGCTAGGTCTAATCCACGCTGATAAAGTTACATCTCCAGTAATTCCACAATTATTTGTTGTTTGCAGATAGCTATAAGATCCATCAAAACTAAATGTATTGTTACTAGAATATGTTAAACTGGTTGCAGTTGGATTATTAGTTCCTGTTAAACTCACTACTGCTTGAGCTGCTGATCGAGTGCCGTAGACAAATGGAGTTGCAAAACTTCCCAATTCAGCCTGGGGTTCTTTTAATTCAAACGCATGAGTGTAGGTTGTGTAGTCGTCACCGTCCTGCATAAACCATAATACTCTATCAGCGCCCGCCGCAGTAGTGTATGTATAAGATGCTGTTTGCCAATCGTCTATATTTGTAAGTCCGAGTTGAGCAGTTGTAGGAAATGCAGAACTAATAAAACTACCGCCGTTGTAGGATTGAAGTTGAAATCTTAACGTAGGAGCTCCGCTAGTTCTTTTAAATTTTACAGAAAATGTGTAGGTAGTGTTGGCACTGAGACCTAATACAAAAATATTTTGTCGGGTATTGGCCGTAGTATCGGTAATAGTACAATAGTAACTAGATAGAATAGTTCGTGTACCAATTGAACCTTGCCCTGATCCGTCTACTCCCCAACTTATCCATCTAGGATCAACGTAATTTGTAGTAGGTTTACCTAGCCACGATTTTTGAGTATTGGCCATATCGATATCAAATACCAATCCACTAGTTGTTATACCAGGACCCATTGCTATACTCATATTCCGTATCTCCCTCTGCTAGCATTAAAATTCTGTGCTACTTCGTCGGCAGTTAATGCTCGGTTATATACAGATGCTGATGCAATTTGACCTTGGAAATATTCACCACCTCCATAGGTACCGATAAGCATATTACCTGTTTGCGGAGCAGACGGTGCAAAAGGTGTAGAATTTGATGCAACCAGTACACCGTTTACATATGCACTAAGTCCAGATGAATTACCAGTTACTACGCAGTAAGACCATGTATTTAATGGACAATTACCACCCTGGATAGAGTTCCCTGATACGTACCACCACAATGCTCCAGCAGCAGAATCTAATCTAAATCTATAACCCGAGTTTGCATTCTTGGACATTATATTTCCAAGTCCTCCCCACGAGGAAGGATTTACCCAAGCCGCCATTGTAATTGATCCGGACTGTTGTAGTACAGTTGCATTTCCACAATCTATATAATTACCAGCACCGCTAAAGCTAAAATTTCCACTACTAGAATAAGTTAAACTAACTGCATTTAATGTATTATTTCCTGTAATGTCTGAAAATACCGCTGCATTTCCGCGAGTAGTGCCTACTGTTGGCCAGTATATCGGATGCAGTTGTGTATAATCACCTGCTACTATCATAGCAGCAGCAACATAAAGTCTGTTCCATGTAGAATACTGATACATCCAAGAACCGGTGTTGATTAATGTAGCGGTCGGTTGTGTTGTAAATTTTGCACTGGACCAATACCATCCATTACCTAAAGATGTTTCTTGCCACGAGTATGCTCCTACCCCGTGTACACCAAATTCAGTTAGATAGGTACCGCCGTTAAACTCGTAATGATACATTAAATTTGCATTAGTATATCTGTTTACACTTCTATATAATATTGCATAAGTGTATACGGTGTTGCTAGTAACAGGAAGACTACCACCATAACTGTAAAATGAAGGGCAGCAATTACCCGAAGTGGGATAATTATTATACCAATCTACATACTTACATCCAGTAAAATCTCCCACTGTTGGGATATATACATTTTCGGTACCCGAAAATGCTCTATAAGACGATCCGTTATAACTGATTCCAGTTTGCGTAATCGAAGTCATTACATTGGCTAACGCAGGACCTTTGTAGGATTTTCTATTATTGGCATCCATTGCAAATACCAATCCATTTGATACACTATTGGGGTTATGTGCAATCATAATACTCCGTATGCATTTTTTAAATATGTATACTGACGACTTATTTCATCATCAGGTAACTCAGCGTTCCACATAGACAAATGATACATCTTAGTATGTCCATTTCCATTTGGATTAGCACCCTCAAATCCTATTCCACCAGTTGCCGCAGTGTGACTATTTCCAAGTATGCCATTGGCACCACGACCGCCATTCTTACTACCGTTAAACCAAGTTTGCGCACCGTCGACTGCATTATATTGCAATACTATATGATGCAGTGTTCCTAACGTTAATACACCGCCGGAACCTAATCCAGTCCAACTGCCGTTTCCTGCAATAAAACCCCAGGTACCTTCACCTCCGCCTGCTTGGAAACTATAAAAAGTCATCGAGGCATTTTGTAAAGTTGCATTAAATTTGCTGATAGGATGATCTGCATAACCTCCTGCTGTTTGATATCGATTTACGATCATACTGATTGTAAGATATCCTATGTCATTTAGCCACGCTGGATCACCTATGTTGTCGTCTCGCAACCCAGTTACTAAATCATAGAAATTAGTACCATTCCACGATTTAGGATTTCTTTGATCAAAACACAACTTAAGATTTTGATTATATGACGAGGCACCGTAACTGATCATTACCAAAAACCTTTAGGGCATTGTTTAAAATTAAACTGAGCCATCATAACAACCGGGCAACCACATTCTGTACACATTCTATCGGGTGTAACATATTGACATTTCATACATGTTGATAATCTATTGTCGTATACATCAGATGTATTAAGAACATCAGATACACTTTCAGAAACTGGTGCATCTGTAGTTACATAGGTCATTTCATCTCCGGTTGACAAATTTAAATCTTCAACCCTGTTCATTTTTTAATCTCCACTATTAATTTATCAACATCACAACGTTCACCGTAAATAACATAGTAGCAATTGATTGCCTTGTTTAGTAAATTACCATTACCTATAGTGATAACGTTGTCAGTGATATCAGCAACATATAAGTTTTGATGTTTACCAATGGAAGTCAATGAAACTGTAATAGTTTCAGGATCAACTAATTTAGACCAATAATCAGGAAGTTCAATCTTGTTGCTGCCCTTTAACTTGCCGCGTACATATACACCATTTTCCGGTCCTTCTAAACTGCCGTAACGTAGATCATATCCAGGTTTAGTTGGGTGATCAATTACGAAAGATTTAGTTGTAGCTGCAAAACTCCCTGCAACTTGTAACAAGTATCCCGGTGTACTTGTACCAATACCGACGTTACCGCCATTTGGTTGTAATATTAAATTACGATATGCAACACCTTGTTCAACTGCCTGTATTGAATAATATGTATTTGCAGTACGAGCAACAATAAGCTGGAAATCGTTAGCACCTAATGTTGATGTAGCAATTACCAAAGGTGTAGCATTTTGTCCCTTGGT